GGGCGTCATAGTGTCGCCCCCTTCCTCGTTTAGTTCACTAAAAGAATTGTTTGTGTCTGTGACTGGAGTTGCTTCAGCGTCTTTGAGGTCGTCAATGATGTGTGTCGGAATAAGGCCGTCAGCAACCGCAACGCTGTTTTTGTCAATAAAGTATTCACGAATGTTTTGAAAAGTTCGACCTATTTGGCGAAACAAAGAAGCTTCTTCCCAATCCATATAGTCAAAAGAATCTTCGAACTCAAAAGCGGAAAAGTCTTCCCCTTCGATCGCTTCAGCAAATTGAAAATCTGAAAGCCCTTTGATAGCTGGTGGCATTGCACCAAGAAAACCGAGGTGGCGAATAGTGCCGTCGGGGTATAAAGAAATGGATCTCTTTTTAAAAGATCCACCTTTCCAAGCTTCAACGAAGTCGTTGTTCATATTTTTGAGGTTTCCGAAAAGCTTGTTTCCCTCTCGCTTAACAGATCCAACCCAACCGACAGCGGGGTCATTGTGTTTCGGGTGTCCAATTACAACAGGGGCTTCGTGAGCCGATTCATTGTATTTTGTCGCGATTCCGTCAAGCTCTTCGTTTGTCCAAACTTTTTCAGCTCCAGAAGAATCGGTGTGAGTTCCAGAACGGAACATTTCGATCTTATAATCTTTTTTTTCTTCTTTTGGCATAATTCCCCACGAATTTAATTGTCCGTATTTACACATAAAACATAGAACGCCCCGCGAGTTTCCGCAACTGCACCAAGAAAAATCTCATGCACTGCAAGAAAAAGTGTGTCGAATATTGTTGCGTGCTATTTGCGAAACTCATTTTTCATGGTAGTTTAAAGAACATGCACGCGCAAAACAAGGAGTAAACATGCCCTCTGGAGCAGTGGAAAAGGTCACAGATAAACAGATTGAAGAAGCCCTTATAGATTCTTATGGAAATGTTACACAGTGCGCTAAAATTTGCGGTATTGGTAGAATTTGGATGACTGAAAGGATTAGGAAAAGCGAGAATCTTCAAAGTATTAGGGACGACGCTCGTGAGCAAATTATTGATATCGCTGAAGACAATTGCTTTGCATCAGTAAGGCGCGAGGCTGAAGAAGGCAAAACCGGAACTGCAAATTCAAGGTGGTTGCTTCAGACTCTTGGGAAAAAACGCGGTTACTCCGAAAGAACCGAGATTACAGGCGAAGACGGTGGAGCAATTGAAGTCACTATGATTCGAAAGGTTGTCGGTGGAGAGAGTTGATTTTTCCCTTGGCTACACGCCAGCTCAAAAGCTTGTTTTCTGGGATATTCCATGCAAGTTAAAGCTAATACCGAAGGGTCGCCGATTGGGCTTTACTCACGGCTTGGCTCACTATGCAATCGAAAGAGCTCTTGAAAAACCTCTTCAAATTCTTTGGGTTGACACTATCAACGGCAATATTGACAGATACGTTGAACGGTATTTTCTCCCCGCGCTAAAAGGTGATGCAAACAACAAAGGTTTACCCAAGCGCATGTGGAAATGGAGACAACAAAAGAAAGAATTGAAAATCGGTGGAACTGTAATTGATTTTCGTTCGGCTGACTCTCCAGAGAATATCGAGGGTTTCGGATATCATTTGATTTTATTGAATGAAGCTGGAATCATCTTGAAGAAGCCTTATTTATGGTACAACGCAATTTTACCAATGGCCATGGACTTCGGGGCCGACATCGTTGTTGGTGGAACCCCAAAGGGTAAAAAGTACAAAGGCGAAGAACATCTTTACTATACACTAGTAAAAGATTCAATGGATTATAAGGATTTCAAGAAGCTTTCAAAGAAGGCTCAAAAAGAAGTTCCTTCTGTAAATATAGAGCTTTCAACACATCATAACCCGCTTTTGAAAAAGAAGGAACTCGACCGTTTTATTGCTTCGGTTCCGGCTTGTGTTAGAGATCAAGAGATATTTGGAAAATTCACAGACAGCGACGAAATAAAAGTTTTTCAAAAAGAGTGGTGGAAATATTGGGGGATGTTACCACCGACGGGCCACATCATTCAGTCTTGGGACACCGCTTTTAAAAAAGGTGAAGAGAACGACTATTCTGTTTGCACAACTTGGCTTAACTCTAAGCTTGGTTTCTATTTGCTTGATGTTGTTAGGGAAAAGCTAGAATTCCCGCAACTGGTCGCAAAAGTGAAGTCCCTTAACGCCAAATACAAACCGAATATTGTTTTGATAGAAGATAAAGCTTCCGGTCAAAGTTTACTACAAACTTTGAGACAAGAAACAAAGATTCCACTGAAGGCTATTAAGCCAAACAGTGACAAAATTAGTCGAGCGAACGCCGTGACCCCAATGGTCGAAAGCGGTCGGGTCTTTTTTCCTCTGGACACGCCAAAGTGGATGAAAGACTTTCTCGACGAACTTGAAGAGTTTCCAAATGTCGAACATGACGACCAAGTTGATTCCGTGACGCAAGCGTTGACTTATATGAAAAACAACGCGATCTCTCCAAAAATAAGCACTCCGAAAAAGGGCAAGGAGCAGAAAAAGAAAAACAACGAACCAGAAAAACCAATCAAACGAAGAAGAAAAAAGAAAACACTCACTGACGGATTTTAAAAAAGGAAGTTTTGCATGGCTGAAGACAAAGAAAAAAAGAAAGCACCAAAAGCGAAAGCTCTTGGTCAAGAAATCGCAACAATTCAGAATTCACCGGACTATGTGACTCTGTCAAAAGTTGTGCCTAATATCGACTATATTCTTCGGAAGGCTGGAAAAACTGAAGAGGTTCACGAAGAAATCTTTTCAGACTCCAGAGTGAAGGCGACTATCGGAACGCGAAAAGCTGGCGTTCTTGGCCTCAATTGGGACGTTGAAGGCGGATCCGAGGAACACCGGAAATTCATCACTGATATTATAACGGAATTAAAACCCGCGAAGATGATTAAAAGCGTTTTTCGCGCGATCCCTTATGGCTGGCAACCGATCGAAGTTGTTTGGAAAGAGCAAAACGGGAAGCTTGAGTGCAACCCCGTTCCAGACTATAAGTTTTTGTGTCCTGTAAACGAACAAAGTTACGAATCACCTTATGGAAAAGCTCTTCTTTCGGATCTCTATTGGCCCGCAACATTCAAGAAGGGTGGAGTTCGCTTTTGGATGGCTTTCACCGATCGCTTTGGCATGCCTTGGGCTGTCGCAAAGCACCCAACGGGATTGACCGAAGATGAAATTGACGAGGTTCTTGACATGCTTTCGGATCTCCGTCAAGGTGGAGTTGGAGCGCTAGAACAAGGTGTTGAGCTTGAATTGACTGACAACAAGGTTTCTGGAAGCTCTGACGCCTTTGAATCTCTTGTGAAGTACTTTGACAATGATATTGCAATCACGACCCTTGGCGGAAACTTGACAACCAGCGTGGAAGGTGGATCCCTTGCGTCTGCAAAAGTTCACAACGAAGTCCGCAAAGATATTCGTGACGAAGACGCTCGGCTTGTAACCGAGACAATAAACGATCTCATTAAATGGGTTATGGAATTGAACTTTGGCGAACTTGAAGAGATCCCCTTTTTCACTCTTGACGCCGACGAAGAAGTTTCAATTGAGAGATCAACAAGAGACGAGAATCTTCACAAAGTTGGTGTTCGTTTTAATAAGAGTTATTTTGAGCGCCGTTATAACCTCGCTGAAGACGAATTTGAAGTTGATAATACAGAACCAGCTCCAAATACTACAAACGCTTCAAGTGAGTTCGCGGAAGGCCCTTTTGGGATAGATCCACAAAGGCAAATCGACAACGGGGCTGAAACATTCACGAAAACTGAACTTCAAGAACAGGCGAACGGAATGTTGAAGCCTGTAATCGATTTAATCAACAGCTCTTCTGACTACTCAGAAGCAATCAAAGGATTGAATTCGGTTTATCCTTCCATGGATATCTCTTGGAAGAATTGAAGAAAGCGAAGCAAAATGATTGGCGCGAATTTCGACATGAGTCCAGAAGAAGCGATTGCATACTTCAACAGCCTAGAAATTGAAACCTCTTTCGACTGGACTGACGTTCGCAATAGTTCAGTTGAAAACTCTTTTTCAATTGCAAAGCTGGCTTCTCTGGACGTTCTTCAAGATACTCGAAACGCTCTTGAAAATGCTCTTGAAAATGGTGTTCCGTATAATGAATTTAAAAAGCAGTTCAGCAATATTTTAGCTTCGAAAGGGTGGAGCGGGGTCAAAGAAGTAACTGACAAAGACGGTGTTATTACTTCAGTAAGATTCGACGACCCTTGGAGAATGAGGACAATATACAGAACCAAC